GGTAACGACGTTATTGTTGATGCTAGCGCTTTGAATCACAATCTTACTACATCGTGCGGTTGCCAAAAACGCGAAAGAATTATCAAATATAGTACCAAACACGGGATGTGTGGCACTAAGATTTACCGTACATGGCAAAATATGCTAGCGCGGTGTTTGGAAAAAGGCAATAGAGCTTACAAACATTACGGTGGACGCGGCATTTCTGTTTATCCTGCTTGGATTAACAATTTTCAAGCGTTTTACGATTATGTCAGCCAACTTGAACATTATGGAGAAGAAGGATACACGCTTGACCGCATAGACAATAATGGCAACTATGAACCTAACAATTTGCGCTGGGCAGACCGCAAAACTCAAACCCGTAATCAACGTAGCAATCATATCGTCGAATATAAAGGTGAATCAATGACACTTGCTGAAGCCGCCGAAAAAAGTGGAATTTATCGAGCTACGTTATTTGCAAGAATCAAAAATGGTGACACCGGCGAACGTCTTTTCAGACCTGTCAATAATCACTAATTTTTCAAACGCAATTTATATTTTTGCACCGTGAAGGCGTTGTCGACATCTGAATAAATTTCCAATTTATCCCAAATGTTCCCGTCTTTATCAACCAGCGTGTCACCTTCGTAAATTTCTTTGCCGTCCACGTCATAGCCGACCAGTTGCGAAACACTCTGCGGCAGAACCTTAGTGGCGGCGTAATCTTCCATAATCATACAAATGCGGCATTGAACTAAGTCGCCGTAGTGAAAGTTGCCGTCCTCATCAATGCCGCGAAATTTATACGGTATATCCATTGCAATCACCTTTTTAATTTAGGTTTGTAACTGCGGTAAACCTCGTTGCCGTCTTTATCATAGCCGCAAAATTTTTGTATTGTGTCGGGGTCAACACGCGCGTGAAAGTCGCCTGAAAGTATAAACGCGCCAATAAACCCCACAAATAAGTTGCCGTGAAAAATTTGATTGCTGTACAAATGTTTAGCGCGATATTTCGGCGGTATTTTTTTCACCCTTCGCCACCCTCCTGCAAATCTACAAGCGCGTCTACTTCTTCCGACGTCAAGTTATTAGCATTAGCGTCGCGTTCAATCGCCGCAAAAAGCGTGTCAATGTCGGGCTGTGTCACCCACGCTTGACCTGCGTCCTCATCTGGCGTGTATTCAAAACTGCCCTCGTCGTTAGTCAAGGTAAAATAGCCGTCCCGCGTGACGACGCCTTCTCCGCTGATATTTAGCGCCGCGCGGTTGTATTGTGACGTGTCCAAATAATTCACCCTCTCAATGTTCGCGCTAATGCCTTTAAACGTGTATTTCGGCGTCCAACTAAGCCATTTTTTGTCAACCGTCGCCGTGTTATCAAGCACCGTCGACCGATACAAATAAACCGTGCTTAAGTTGTAGCCGTAAGTCAGCCGCTCGGCAAGTTCGACGTGATAGTAGTCGGTAGAATAAACGGCGCCAATAACCTGCACCAATTCTTGATTGTTGCCGTCGGAAATCCAATAATACTGCCCCGCGATAATGCCTTCGTCCGACTGCACGCCGATAATTTTACCATTCTGTGCGCAGGACAAAACTTTCATTTTGTACACGTCAATTTCGGTCGTCGGTTTAAAATCTTCGACAATCATCATATTAGCATCTAAGCCCAATTCGTTTTTGGAATCCGAAATAATTTTCAGCGTGTTAATTTTGGCTTGATTGTCGGTTATCGTCTTGCCGAGTGAAGGTATAAGCTCCGCCGCGTCGCCTAAAATCACGTGCCGCGTATTGTCTACCGACATTTGGTAAAGGTGCTTGTCTTGATTAGCCGCCCAAAATGCATTGGTGTCATAAACATTGCCGTAGTAATTCGGCATATTGGGGTGCGGGTGCTCCGCGTCGACGTGAATTTTGTAATCAGCCATACCGACGTATGCAAATGAGGCGTCCAAAATTGCCTCTACTTTTTGCGCGTTTTGAATCACCGTGACGACGCCTAAGTCAATCGTTTTGGCTACGGGTCCGGTATTGGCGGGCAGAAATGAACTGGCGTCACCGCTGTTTCTATAGGCGTACAAAATTTCTTCGCCCGTCGCTTGGTCAATCGCAAAAACCGCTTGCTCTCTGGCAAAAAAGCCCTCGACGATTTCAGCGTTGGTTTTTATAGCGTGAAGTAACATCGTGCCGTCGCCTTTGTTGACGTTTTCGCAAATTGGTAAATCCATTCGCCAATTAGTCATTTCGGTTTTGTTAAGCACTGCCACTCTGTATTCGCTGTCGCTCGTGACGTCCAAAATGCCGTCGCCAATCGCAAGCTTAGTAAATACAATTCTTTCACCGGACAAACCCGCCGAAAGTACGTTTAAGCCTTTGCGCGTACACATCATTCCGACCGTGCCGAGATTAAAAGTCGCGGTTTCTGTCGCTGTATCTGTCATTTAATTCACCTGCCTTTTTCACTCTTTAAACCAATCATATAACAAATTGCCGACCAATACTCCTAAGAATATACACAAAAAATTTTCCATTTCAATCACCTATTTTTAAGCTTTTAAGAAAGTGCATATACTCCCACTTCATCCATTTACGTATTTGCATACGCCGAAATTTTGACGTATGTTTAATTTCACCTAAACGCCGAAACAACTCCGTAATATGAATTCTATATTTCGCAAAAAAATTTTTGTATTTCTTCGCACGGACAGTTTTGTCAACCATTTCAATCACCTGCTTTTTTTAGTTAGAGTTAAAGCACGAGCAAGCGCCTTTTTGCGTATTTTTTTAGTCCTGCGCGGTATGTCCAATGTACGTACGATTATGTTACCGACAATTTTAAACATTTTAATCACCGCCAAATTAAAAAAGCGCCTGAGCCTTTTCAGCTTGCACCTTTGATATTCTCTCGTTCGCTATATCGCAAAATTTTTTCTCGGTCTCAAAACCGATAAAGTGTCTGCCCGTGTTTACTGCCGCGACTGCCGTACTGCCACTGCCTATTGTCGCGTCCAAAACCAATTCGCCTTCATTCGTGTACGTCTTGATTAGGTATTCAAGCAGGTCAACGGGTTTTTCTGTTGGGTGTATGCAATGTAGACCGTTGTCATATTTTGCACCGCCCGAAAGCATAGTATTAAAAACTACAATATCTTTAGGATAATACTTACCTTCCAAATTATGATAACCCGTGCGTCTGTTCCTAATAGCATTATAGCACCTTGAATTTATTTGTTTATCACTATTCCAATTTTTAGGTTTGCCCTGCGTAAATTGCGGATTGTACGTCGGCAGTTGACGGTAAAAAATCAAAATATCTTCGTGCGCTTTTAGTGGCATTTTCTTGGCATTCAAAAAGCCTGTCGTTGAATTTTTTTGCCAAATCCATTTATAGCGGTAGTTTTTGATATTCGACGCACCGAGTTCAATGAGGAATTTGCTATTAGCAAACAACGCTATTGCCGCCGTCCGCTTAGTCACGCGGTTTATCTGCTCCCAAAACTTCGCAAGGTCAATCTTGACGTCAAAAGGTGCGGCGGTAATTCCAAAAGGCAAGTCTGTAAGTACAAAGTCAACAACTCCGTCGTCAATCGCCTTCATACCTTCCAAACAATCGGCATTATACACTTTATCAATATCAATCATAGCTTAAGCTCCTTTAGGTTTTGGCGGCGGCAATGGAGAAAACTTGCCATTGTCAGCCTTCGGTGCGTGACCGCCAATTAAATTAATTTTACGTTGCGTAATGTAAAGCGCCTTTTTGATTCGGTCGGGCGCGTAGCCCTTTGAATTTAAAATCGCCTTATTCAGTACGGCATAATCGCCAACCGCGTTAATCTCTGCACCCGTGACATTTTGGCGGGGATTTTTCAGCGTCATAAATCTGATTCGGCGATCTGGAAATTCCCAGTATAACCGCAGAAAGTCGCGCCCAAGCGGAAATGGTTCAATGTAGTCGGGGTCGTCGGGGTCAATTTCGCCGTCGTCCTCGTCGAAGTGGTGATCATACTCTTTAACGTCGGGGTTATGTTTCCATTTGTTATAGCGCGTCCATAACCAATACGAAAAGCTCCACTCTTGCGTGTCGTCGGGGTCAACCTCCGCCGCAATTTCGGTATAGCCGCCAATTTGTAACCACGTCGTAACTACTAAGTCATTTGAAATATTGTTGTAGTCGGTTGAATCATAATCAATCACGCTCCGTGTTGCGTCGATTGTCTTTTCAGCTATGTAAAGCGAATTGGTAGTTGTTTCAAGTCCTGCGCCGTCTATCACGTCGCGAACAACACTAACCGTCGGAAAGCCTATGTAAAGTTCGTTGTCCGGCGGTTCGCGCGTCAAGTCGAAGATAAATAAATCAAGCCAGCTACGCTCGTTTTTCGCCGCGTAGACAAGCCGCATAAATGTTTCACCGTCGTCGCCCATATATGCCACGTCCGAAACAGTCAAGCGGAAAAAGTACGGATCGCCGCCATATTCCCAATTCTCTTTAACTTTAGCTTTTATGCCGAATGCGCCGAGAAATTCCTCAACGCTTGCCGGTGTACCCTTGATTCGGTGCCACAAGATTGACTGCCGGATTAAATTGCGCTTGACTTCAAGCGGCATTGTTGACGGTTCGTAATGGTCAACGTGGAATTGGTAGGCTAAATGGTCTAGTACGTCGTGATTAAGTTCATCAAGGCGCGGTATGTGTAGCACTTGCCAAGCGTCATAAGACAGCGCCTTTAATTCAAGGTCTAATGCCTCTGCCGCCGCGTGCATTTTTTTATCGGCTAAAATATTTCGCGGCAGTATGTCAGCTATTTTCGGTAACCAAATTTCTTTCAACATTCCGCCGCCTCCTTCGTTAATCGTCCTCAATGCCGCCGTAAGATACAGTGACATTCTGCGCTATCGCTACGGCATTCGGCGCTATTTTTGTAAACGTCGGCGAAATAATTTCGGCGCGTTTAGCACCTGCCGCGCGAATCTTATAATACAATTCGGTATGGTTAATGTCCCTGCCCAATTTCTTCTTTTGCCACGCTATATACTCGTCAACCGCCGTTTCGCAACGTTGCTGTATCGTCACGGCGCTTACTGCGTCACTGCGTGCTATGTAATACCTAATTTCGATATCGTAGTTTGTGACAAGTGGCGGCTTGACGTGTACCAAGTCAGTAAGTGGACGTACCTTTTTATCATTCAAGACGTCGGCAACGGTATTCAGCATTTCAATATCGGGCAGTTCGCCGCCTTCAAGCAAGACGTAAACGCTGACTTCGCCAGGATATTCGCTGATAACGTACACGTCTGAAATTAATGTCGACGCCGTTTTTGCCCAATATTCGTACGCGCCTTTACTTCCTGCATTGCTAAATTTCTCCGGTGCCTCGTGAATCCTTTCGCGTAGGCTGTCGTCACTCTCGATATCGGCTCCGCCCTCTGACTCGGTCAAATTGACTATCGACGCTAAAAAGGGTTGCGGGTCAACTATGTGGCATAAATCACCCGCCTTGTAGCCGTTGCCTATGTCGCCCGTCTGCAAGCAGGTAGCGCTTACTGTAGTTGACGTTTCGCCGGACGGAAAAATCACCGCTGAATCAAGCGCGAAATTGACGTTGTCACCGGCGTGAACACGTGTACCCTGCATTATGGTTATCGCTCTTGCACGCGGCGCCGACAGCGTGACTTGCACCGTTGTTTTTGCCGCCGCCGCCGGAAGTCGATATACCCCTACCAATACGCCCAAATGCTCCAATGCCGCGCCGCTTGAATAGGCAAGCAGATTAGCCTTTGCTAACTCGTCAATTAAAAGGCGTTGCTGTACGATTATTGCCAAAAAGGATTTTATAAAAAGCATTAGCGGATCGGCGCGTGCTATTTCACGTTTCAGCAAGCCGCGTACTATCGTTAAGGCGTTGTCAAGGAGTTTGTCAACGTCGGCATCCGCAAATGTTAATTTTGGTAAATCTTTAAGCTCCATTTCCGTCCTCTATCAAAACATACCCGCGCAATTTGTCTTGCACCAATTCAATTTCTGCGACCGGCTTTAATATGCCGTCCAATGTTTCTTCCTGCGTTTGTTCGTACGTGACACGTGTAACACGTGCGCGGGGTTCAAATTTGTTTACTGCCTCCACAATAGCCGCCGTGATTTTTGCCGTCACTACCGATATCGGCAAGTCTAAAATTTTTCTGTCGGTGCCAAAATCTCTATCGAGCGGGACTTCGCCTTTTACCGTCATAAGAATTGTCTTGACATTCTGAATGACTTCTTCAAGCTCCGTCACCGGCATTAAATTTATTTCCGCTAAATCTGTAGTAACACGAATCACTTTTGCCGCCCTTGCCTTTCTGCCGAACTATGCTATAATCTACCCAACTTCTTTAATGGATTAATTTCATTAAAGCAAAAAAGGCGACTCTCCACAAGCCGCCTTTTTTGTTGGGTATTTGTTACGTAACTTCTTTAGTGATTAATTGTCATTGCCGTTTTAAGCCGTTTTCGGTGTCGCCTAGTAGTCTTTGTATGTCAACCCGTCTATCGCGCGTCTACGGGCGTTTTGCGAAGTCTACAAGCCTTTCTGAATTGCTTTTCCAAAAGTCAAATTGCCTTTTGGGTTTCGGTGTCGCTGTCGGCAACTTCGGCAATCGGCGGGATATCCGCAGGGAAGGCGAAGGTTTTGTCGCCGCGTTCAATCGCCGCTACAAGGTCACGAATTACTGCTTTAAATTGTTTCGCCGTGCTGTATGTTACAAGTCTATGAAGATATTTTGAAATTTGAAATCCCCCGTCTTTGAAACAATCGAAGTACAATTCGTCGAAGTCGTTTCTAAAAATTGTTGATCTGGCAGGCGCAATAATCTCTAAATACCTTGAATCAAGACTGGTAACGGCTTTAATTTTATCGTACGCCCAAGCCGTGACGCCTTCAAGGAGATTCAGTAATTCCGTTTCTTTTTCGGCGCGTTTAGCTTGCAATGCCGCAATTTGCGCGTCAATGTCTGCAATCTCCGCCAAATACGCTTGCGTCTTAACGTCGTCTTCATCAGCCGGTTCAATCACAGTGCCGCTAACTGCCGTGTCAATCGTCGCTACGTCGTTCGCCGTTACTGCGTCCGCCGCAAAATTTTGAATTTCAAACTTTACGGGGATATTTTCAACCGCCGTACCTACCTGCGCATTTACCGCGTCAAGCAAATTAGCCGTCGTGAAGTTCGCCGCGTTAAGTTCAATCATTGCCGCAACGCTTGCGTCTACTGCGTCTGCACTGCCGCCGATATCGTCAATCGCGTCAACAATCTTACGGTTGGCAATTTCATTTTCCAACGCCGCCGCCTTATTTTGCAGGTCATAAAGGTTAACGCCGTAATTGCTGATAAAGTTTTCGCACTTAGCGATACAGCCGATATATTCTTTTATCTGCTCGACGTAGTATTCAATGTCACGCTGAACGCCTTTAATCTGATTGTTGACGTAGATTAACTCTTCTTTTGCCGCCTTAACCGTCGAGCTGTCTTCTGCATTCACGGTGTTTTCGGTTTCAACCGCTGTGTCCTCTTCGTCAAGGGCATAGTAGCTACGATTTAAATATTCGCTATAAAAGTGTTCACTGCCGTCAAAAATAGAGATATTTGCTCTTGTCTCGCAGTCAAATTCGTCATTAAAGCGTTCGATTTTGTAGTGTACCGTTTTGGCAGTGCGTTTCGTGATTTTGATTCTAGGCTTTTCAAAGCGGACACACGGAAAATAAATTTTGCCGACTTCAAACTTTTTAATTTCGGTAGTAGCGCTTGCCTCCTGTACCTTAACCTCTTGCATTTCTGTTTCCTCCTTAACTTCGGCGGTAACTTCTTCGTTCGTCGTGACGTTTTCAACTTCTGCCGTTTCTTCCTCGTATTCGCCGTTCGCGATAGCAACAAATTCATCAACCGTCAAGCCGTAGTTTTTGAGAATCTCGGCAACGTCCTTTTGGCTAACCTTGTGCCAACCAACCGTTTTAACGTCTTTGTACACCTTCACTCCGCGTGCGCAGTTTACTTTGCGTTTCACGTAATACGTGCCGTAAACATCAAACTGCTTGCGATTGCCGACCATGTAAAGCATAACGCAGTTGTTTTCAGCGTGGAGAGCTTTTTCGTACGCCTCCAACTTCGCCTTGCTAACCTTCATCATTTTTGTTTCCTCCTTAGAATTTCAAGCGGTTAATATCTTTTATAGGCATATAATACCACAAAAAAGCATAATGTCAATACCTTTAAAAGATATTTTTTGCCTTTTTTTATTGACATATACCTTTATAAGGTATAAAATTTTTTGAGAAAGGAGGATTTGAAATGTCTGATATAAATACAGAATTGACAATCGGCGAATTGATTATGAGATTTGCCAAATTGCGCGGTTATACTCAAAAGGCATTGCGTGACGAATTTAATAAACGTTACGGTACAAAATACAATCAACCTTCATTTTCGCGCAAATTAGTTTGCGGCGCGATTCGCTATGACGAGTTAAAACAGTTAGGTGATATTCTGGGTTTTGATGTTATCTTAAAATCAAGAGACTAATCGCCTGTCGGGACATACTCCTTAAAAGTTACGTCCAATTTGTTCGTCAAGACGTTACCGCCGCCTGTCCAATGCAACACTGATTCTTGCACGTCGTCAATCACAAATTCGTTTTCGCCGTAAACCGTGTTGCCGATGATTAAAAAGTTAGGCTCGCCGCGTTGACACATTTCACGCAACTTCAATGCCTCTTCTTCCGGCGTGACGCCTAAGCAAGATATCAGCGTTATAGTCAAGGTAATTTCCTCAAGTTCCCGCCCTGTAAATTCTAAAACCGGCGGACGTCCAATTATTTCGTGCGTAGCGTATTTAGCCTTCGTCTTGCGCTTGTAGTTGTCAAAGGTTATCACGCGCCGCGCCGATACTTCAAAAACCATTTCGCCGAAGGCTCCAATTACCATACTATCACCCGCCTATAAAAACATTCGGCGATCCGTTTATGTGGTGACCTGCCATTCCGCAACCGACGCAAGCTGTACTATCTTCAATTCGTGTCGCAGGTTTGCCGTTTATAAAAACTGTACTTGACCCGCTGTTTGAAACAAAAGTGCCTCCATGAGGACAGGCTATTGAGCCCGTGTCACCTAATCGGTGCGCGGGTTTTCCATTTATAAAAACGTTTGGACTTCCTTCCGTGTTGTTTCCCGTTCGTCCGTGTGGACAACAGTCCGGTATGCCTAAATCACAAGTTCCCGTCGTCCCGTCATCTACTCGTGTTGCCGCAGGCATTTCTGTCACCTACCCTTCATTGATAAAGATATTCTTCCCTTTCAGAATCATATTTTCTTCACTGACGATTGAAATTTCTTTGTCGCATTTAATTTCCAGCGTGCCTTTGCACTCCACTTTTAGCGCGTGTTGCTTGCGGTTATACTCTACCGACGTGCCGTCTTTAAAATCAATTCGTGTTACGTCCTGCGCATTGGCATTCGGTTTACTTTTGTCGTGAAACCTACTGCCGATTATCCAACCTTCGCCCGTTGTATCTGCGTTCGTCGCAAAAATACACAAAACCGTTTCTCCAATGTCGGGGAGTGCATACGCCTTATTTTCCAGCGCCCATAAAGTTATAATCGGCAACTCGGCGCTTACTACGTTGTCTTTATCTTCAAAAGTCACCCGCGCCGAATGTCGCGCCGGATAAACTTCACTTACAATTCCTTCCTTGACTAAGTCGCGTGCCTCGCCTTCCATACCAATCACCTACTAATAGCCGGATAAACATTTACGCAAGTCCACTGACACTTCATAACCGTTTCCTACTTTGTGCGTAGCCTTTTCGATAATATAATTTCCGTCGTAAAAGCCGTGACCTGCAAACTCTATGACGTTGCCGCTGAGATATACAAAGTTGCCGACAAGCGTCAATGAGATTTTAATTTCCTCTTTATTTTTTTCGCGCAATTTTTTCTTGGCAAGCTTTTCAGCCTCTGCCTTAGTCTCCACTTTTTGATTGATTTTAAGCGTCATTCCGTCTTTCTTGCTGGGGTCGGTATATTCGGCGGAAATTTCCTCTGACTTCTTGCCGTGCTTGTATTCGACTTTGCAGGATTTATAAATTTTAGATATCGTGGCTTTACCGCCAAAATGTTTAATGGCGTCCGTGCCGTAGTGCAAAGTAACAATCGGCGTTTGCCCTTCGTACTTTTCTTCGTCAAAGATAATTAATTTACGATCCGACGCCTTTAAAGCTAAGCCCTTGTCTTTGCATAATTTCTGCAAAAAAGCCAAATTGGATAACTCCGACTGCTCGGCGCGTGCTATCTCGGGATCCTCTTTTGTATCGTAAAATAAAGTTAAGCCCGCCTCTGCCGCAATGTCACCTGCGATTTTAGACAGCTTGACTTTTTCCCAACTGTGACTTTCATCAATGCTACGAAGTCCCGTGTTATTGGGAATGGAATTAAGCTTGACTTTGCATTCATTGCCGCCGCCGTAGCTGTAATCGTTTTCACATTCGTCAATTTCCCAAAAATCCAAAGGCAATATTTCTACTTCTTCGCCATTCCAATTTTGACGAATCAAAGTAATTTTAACCGTGTCGCCGCGTTGCGGGAACCAATCTTCACACCAAATTCTATTGGCATCTTGAAGTAAAATTTCGGCAGTATCCGCCTCTCCGTCCAAAACATCAGTATAGGAAACGGATTTAACGTAAGTGCTTATCTCGTCCGTGATATTTTTGCCGTTGACTTCTATTTCAACTCTTATATTTCTTGCTTTCATAAAATTACCAAACAAAAAGCGCCTTTCGGCGCCAAATATTTTTTCTTGAAAAGCAAAAATCCCTGTGGTAAAATTGCCGTGTAACCAATAGACAATCCCGCAGGAATTTTGTATTTTTATTTTATCAATCCTGCGGGCTAAAGTCAAGAAAGGATTGATTCATATGAAATTTACCCCTGAAATTCAAGCGGCTCTGCAAACTCTCAAAGACAACGCCGAAAATGACTTTGAACGTCACCGCATTGCCGTTTTGGAGCGCGATTTAACCGCGCCGCCGACCGTTGAAGTCGTTGACGATACTCATCAAAAATTTAACGGTATTAATTATTTTTCTGACGTACAAGGGCATTACCGTGCTACTTTTCACATTCACCGCGCCGTTTACACATATTATTACGGCGAAATTCCTTCCGGTTATGATATTCATCATATCGACAGAAATAAAGCTAACAATGATATTTCTAACTTGCTTTTAGTCACACGTTCTGAACACCAAAAAATTCACAAACCTCAAGGTAATGCCGCCGTCACTTATGACACACCGCGCATTTTTACCTGCAAACAATGTGGCAAAACTTTTTCAACTACCAACACTCGCCAAAATTCTTATTGTTCAAAAGAATGTAGAGATATAGGTCACCGCCATTATGAATATAGGCATTGTGCTATTTGCAACAAAAGATTCCGAGTTCGTTCAGACGCCAAAACTCAAACCTGCTCTCTCGAATGCGCGAATAAAATGTGGCGGGACAAAGTTGCCGTGAAAGAAAAAGTTTGTGCGCAGTGTGGTAATAAATTTTTAACTAGCAATAACCGCAAAATTTATTGTAGTCGCAACTGCGCACAAAAACATAGTCGTTCGCGAAATAAATCTTAAAAAATTCGTTCGATTGATCCTGCCGCAATTTTCATTTTGCCTTTGAAGTCATTCACCGCAATTTTTACAATATGCTCTTCCGGCTCTCTCAATGTCAAGGTTTGGTGCGCGATAAACCAATAATTGACGCCTTTCACTGTTTGCTTGCCGACGTACATTAAACCTTTGTATCCTGCACCTGCAATAGGACTTTCAAGCACCGAAAGTGCCGTTGCGGGTTTTTGCGGCAATTTTGTTAAATCGGTGATATTTTCAAATTTGATTGAACCTAACATTTTTCATACCTCCAAAAAAAATTAACGCTTCCACGGCGGGAGCGTTTTTGTTTTAGTTTTACTAATCGCGGGTATTTCCAATTTCACACCCGCTGAAAAAATAAATGTCGTGATATATTGCCTGTTGGCATTGATTAAATCTTCGGTGTAGCGACTATCGCCCAGCGTCTTATGCGCAATCACGTCCCACGTGTCGCCGCTCTGCGTCGTATACGTCACGCAAAACCCCTCCTTGATTTTTCACGCATAAAGTTATTGTACTTCCTTTCAAAACTTTCACACGCCGAATAGGCGATCTGCTCGCCGATTTTTTTTGTGTCGACTTGCTCGCCGCTACCGGTGATAGTAACCGTTATATTAAAAGTCGGCTGAAATGCCGCCGCTGAATAATCATTGGACGTGCCGCCTTCGTACGTCTTAACATCTTCCAGCCGATTATCTGTCACGCTTGACTGCAGGTTTTGTATCCTGTCAAGCATTGGTGCCGAATTACTCTGCAATGTCGGAAATGTACCTGTAGGATGCATTATGTCATAACTTGCCTGAGCCTTCGCGCCGCCTGTAATGTCGCTGATAACGTCAACGGGTTGCTTGCCGAAAATGCCGCGTAATGCGTCATTCGCCTTGCCAATCAAGCCGCCGATTATCGGTACATTATCTAAATTTACGCCACCGACATTTTTAAAAATATCTGTAGGCAAATTGCCCTGCGGTTGTGTTTCCGCCGGAAGGGTAGGAAATGTGCCGCGCGGGTGCATAATCTCATAATCTACACTTTTGCCAATGCCGCTGAATATGTCAACGGGTTGCTTGCCGAAAATGCCGCGCAATGCGTCATTCGCCTTGCCGAAAATGTCACCTACAAACGGGATATCACGCAGATTAAAACCGCCGATATTCAGATTTTTGTATCTGTCTGTAGGCAGGGTAGTTTGCAACTCGGCAGGTGCATTTAAAATCGACGTCCGCGTATTCTGCCGCGTCATATTTCGGTGCGAATTTACTACCGATTGACGCTGTGCATTTACGATAGCTTGATAACTTCGACTGTTGGCAACTCGGTCAAGCGTCTTTTCGCGCGTAGGTGATTCAGACCGCCAACGCTGACTTTCAAACAAAATTGTCGGCGCGGGAATTTTTTCAGCTGGTTGCGATGCCGGCTGTATGGTTTCGCGTACTTTGCTGATTAAGTTGCGGAATTTATCCAAATACCGTGCAAGGCTAGACGTGCCGTCCTGCTTTTCGGCAAATTCTTTCAGCTGTAGTTCCTGCTTGACGTGCTTGACCTGTTCGCTGTCGTACTGCGTTATTACGTTACCTGCCGCGCCGTTCAATCCGATTATGTTACCTAATTCATCAAATTGCGCCGCTTGTAAGTTTTGAACCCGCCTTTGTACATTGCTGATTCGTTCAACTGTCGACGTGACATTACTCAACGCCGTATTTTGTACTGCCGACGTATTGTAATTTTCCGTCGCCGATTGATTTACTACAGAATTGTAAATTTTCCGTGCTTTTATCTCTTTCGATTTCTGAAAGGTTAATATCGCGCGTTGCGTATTGTCACGCGGTATTTTCTCCGCCGTTGTATTAACGGGACTGTCGGAAGGCAAGACGCCTAACATTTGACCTGCTTGCGTCCACAAATTTATTGCGCGTGCAGATTTATCAAGCGGAATTGCCGCCTCCGGTGATCGCTCTGCAAACCACGTAAGAAATGCGCCTTTGTTGTAAATGCCGCCTTTGTAGTTTGCCGCAGGTTTACTCGCTCCTGCAGACGCCGCCGCCGCGCTTGCACTTGCCGCCGCACTTGCCGCACTGCTTGCCGCTGACGCTATACTTGACGCCGCGCTTGACATTGCGCTTGCCGCACTGCTTGCCGCTGAGCCTAACGACGCTACGCTTGTCGCCGCGCTTGAACTTGCCGACGCCAATGCCGTTAAGCCGCTGATTGTAGCTTGCAATGCCGCCGTGAACGCTTGCAATGCTCCGAGTGTAGCTTGCAACGCCGCAATGAAGGCTTGTAAAGCCGAAGTCGACGCCGTAACTTGCGCCGTGTTTGCTGTCAATGCCGCTGTATGTGCAGTGACCGCCGTTGTTTCAGCCGTGACTGCCGACGTCAATGCCGTTAATCCTGCGTTTACCGGCTCGATTGTCGTAGCTACATTTTGCAACGCCGTTGTCGCAGGTTCAATCGCCGCTGGGAAGTTTGCTAAGGCGTCTTGAACGGGTTGAATTGCTTGC